TCAATAACCATATTATCGCCATTTTTATTTTTTATCCAAAAATCTGGAAAGTATCTATGGTATTTGTTATCAAATGGATTTATGTAAGGTATACAAAATTCCTCTGATGAATATTGTATTACATCTGGATTGCTGTCTAACATGGATAGAAATTTTAGTTCCCATCTACTTCTATAATATATTTGCGTAGGATCGCCACGATATTTTTCAATATTTTTTGGATTGAATTTTCCTGAATACGCCATATATTGTATACCTATATAATTGTTATAAATATATTTATATAGAGGTAATTCATATATGCCAACGATTCAAGAAATATTTAATGAAGCTAAAAGACAAGCAATTGGTAGAAATTTTATTTTTCCTAAAGGTAGACTTGATTCCGTTAAACATAAATTGATGATGGTATTTTATGAATATAGTATTAGAGTTGCAGGAAATTTATTAACTGCAACACCAACACCCAATATGAAAAGTTTAGCTACTATTACTCTACCTGTTCCTATCAAAATATTAGAGAAATACGACGTAGAATATAGTTCGGTATCTGTTAGTGGGAATTTAAAAAACGCTTTTGAGGAAAAAATGAAACAGGCAAATTATAACACTCAAAATAATTTAAATGTGTTATCGACTATGGGATCAACGGGGGCAGCTTTATTAGGAGTTAGTTTAAATCCATTTAATATAATTCAATTAAATGGGGCAAAATTAAGAAAACATAATTTTAGGTGGAAATTACATCCTGAAAATAAAGATGAAACTAATGCTATTGAAAAAATCATAGATACTATTAGAGTTAATATGCATCCTAAAACGGGCGGAGTATGGCCAGTGTCATTAGGGGATGTTATTTTAGGATATCCTAATTTAATTAATTTTAGAATATTTGGCCCAGAAAACCCATCACATATTTTCCCCGCTGCTCCATGTGTAATAGATAGTTTTACTGTTGATAGAACAGGTGGGGATTATCCATCATTTTTTACTGAGACGGGAACGCCAGTAGTTTATCAAATTCATATGTCTGTTACTGAAATACTACCATTAATAAATCGAAATGGAACATTAGATGTTTCAACCGTTTCTTCTTTAATTCCTGATAATGCTTTAGGAAGTTGGGGAGACACATAATGCCAGGATATTTTAGTAATTTTCCTATTGTAAAATATGAATCTGATAATACTTCATCTACTGCAAGAAATATACTCCTTAGAGGAACTATGCGTGATGAAGCTAAAAGATTAATTCTAGAAATTCTTGAAATTAAACCAGGAGATAGAGCAGATTATCTGGCACATTTATTATATAAAAATCCAGAATTTGATTATTTATTTTACCTATTAAATGATATTGTTGACCCATATTATGAATGGCAATTAACTGGGGAAGAATTAGATTTATATTTGGATCGTAAATATGGCGATGAATTATATTCTCCAAAACATTATAAAAAAATAACGACTAAACTTTCTCTTGCTACTATATCTATTAGAGATGGTGGAACAGGATATGCCAATAATGACACGTTAACTGTGGGAAATAATGAAGGTTCACGAGCAGGAACGGCCAGAATTTTTACAGATGTATCAGGAACTATAACTAATTTTGCATTAGTATCTCCTGGCAGTAATATAACTAGACCCGAATTAATTACATTTCGTCGAGCAGGAGTTAACACACATAATAATACAGCCAATATAATTCCTATTATTGAAGATTTCAATGGAGAAGATTTAATTATTAATACTGAAACATACGACATGTTAGATGATAAAGAGCAAATAAGATATCTTCCAGTAACTAATAAAGAACATGAAGATGAAAAAAATTATGAACGAAGATTATTCAATGCAGTTAGACCAGAAATAGCACAGCAAATTCAAAGTCAAATGAAAAAACTATTAGCTGGAATAAAATAATATGAATCCTGGATTATTTGGAACTAATTTTACAGTAATTGAATCTGCGGAAATTTATACTAATTCAACAGAATTATCAAATGAGAGATTTAATATATTAGATAAAATATTATCATTTGAGTTTACTGAGTCATTATTTTCCCACACAATCTATGGATCACTAATATTGACAGATGATAGTAATTTCTTAAATAAAAATTTACTCAGAACCCATGGTGAAATTCTATGCGAAATAAAAATTAAAAATATAGAGGATGAAATTTTTGAATATATTTTCGTCATCGGTAATGTCGAGTTAGAAATTAAGAATGAAATTGCGGATGGTGCAGTTGCGGTATTATCATTAATATCTAGAGATTTTTTTAGAAACCTTTATAGGTTTAAATCTAAAGGATATGTAAATTTACCTATAACAGATATTATTAAACAAATACTCAATGAAGAATTAAATACTGATATCGAAATGAAAGAGGAAAATTTTCATAATAGTGATGATAAATCTACCTATGGGTTTACTAAAATACGGCCATTTGAAAAAATTGATATTCTAAAACAAAAGGCGTATAGCCAGAATCCCTCCGTAACATCAACGTATTTATTTTATGAAAATAGAGATGGATATAATTTTCAGACGTTTGAAACCATTATCATGAATAATATGAAAACTAAAGTAGAGGATTATATTTATTCCCAGAATATGAGTCAAAATAAATTTACTAATCCACTTTTTCGGGGAATAAAATCATTCATTCCCACATCAAGAAACAATAACGTAACGAAAATAACGAATGGATTGTTTTCAAGTGAAATTTATAGATTTGATTTCAATACTAAAAGAATTTCTGTGGAAGAATTTAATTTACATGATGATAGTAAGGACTTTAAACATATAGACAATAATGTTGATGGGAAAATTAATATTAAAATGACAGATAGTTTTCGGGAAGATATTAAAAAAAATGGAAAATATACTTATTTTATCCCCTGGAATTCTGAAAACACTACCACTGATTATACCTATAAACATTATCAATATTCCAAACCATTTCTATATTTAATTAATGAAAATACTTTAGATATTTTAATTGATGGTAATTTAAAATTAAAATTGGGAAATCCGGTAAATATCTCTATATGGAAAAATATTATGAGAGCAGGAAATATGAATGAAGATTTACTTGATACAAGATATTCAGGGAGATATCTAATACATACTATAACAAATACGATTTTTAAAACTGATAGGAAATCTCCATTTCTTCATGAATCTAGTGTTTCTCTCACTAGAGACTGGTTAAATTATGAATATGGAGATAATTCAAATATAACCAATATATCCAATGAAGTTCCAGTATCAGATAGAACTACTTATAATGTATAAGTATGGAGATTAAATAATGCCTGAAATTCATGAGTTTATGGGGACTAATGGTTTAGTCTGGTTTATTGGTAATGTGGAAGATATTCATGATCCTCTACAAATTGGTAGGGTTAGAGTTAGATATCATGGCCTACATAGTGAAGATATTGTTGAATTGCCTACAGAGGCATTACCCTGGGCAATTCATATTAAACCTGTTACTGATGGAAGTTTTAAATCTCCCACAGGATTATTAGTAAATACTACAGTTTTTGGATTCTTTGCCGATGGGTCTATTGGCCAATATCCTATAATTATTGGTGTTATTAGTGGAATTAATGCCCGTGCAGGAACTTTTAATTCTGCTACAACAGAAGATATTCTAAGTAATAAAGGTGGAGGAAACCCATTAATATCGGGATTAGATATCTCAGAGGGAACATCCCCAGATACTTATTTTACGTCTCAGTTTTTAGGAACATTAAACGAAGAACAATATAGAGAATTGAAATCTACTCTAGGTAAAAGAGAATCCAATAATAATTATCAGGCAGTAAATCAATTTGGGTTTATCGGAAAATATCAATTTGGAAATGCTGCATTATATGATCTTGGCTATACAGTATCTAATTCATCTAACAACAGTTCATTAAAGAGTGATACCAATTGGAAAGGTAAAAATGGGGCAAACTCCCTACAATCATTTCTTAAAAATCAGGGAAATTGTCAGGAATTAGCAATGGATGCATTAATGAGAATGAACTATAGTAGATTACTTAAATTAGGAGTTATTAATAATGTAACTCCACCTAAAGAATTGGCAGGATATCTTGCGGTATCTCATTTATTAGGGGCAGGTGGAGCGCAAAAATTTTCCAAAGGAATTGATGGTAAAGATGGAAATAATGTATCCGGTAAAAGTTATTATCAACTAGGTTACAATAGTGTAACTAACGTTAAATCAGAAACAGCAACATCATAAATTATAGGATATCATATTATGTCATTATATAAAGAAGAAATTGAAGAACTATCAAAACCTAATAATGATTACATTGCCGGTTTATTGAAAGATTTTCCACAGTATAAATCACTTGATGATATTAAAGTTAATGAACAAGATTCATCTAGATTGTCTCGTGGCGTAGCACAGGGAACCATTGTAGAAACTAAGGATAATAATAGAATATACGATATTCCCATTGCCTTGTCATTAGATAGTTGGGATCAGCCTATGTCTCCATTTAATGCGTCATATCCATATAATAGTGTTTATGAAAGTAGAAATGGACATGTTCAAGAATTTGATGATACGGAAGGTAGTGAAAGATATCATAGATATCATCCATCGGGAACCTTTGTTGAAGTTGATAGTGAGGGAAATGAAGTAAGAAAGATAGTTGGTGATAATTTTCTAATTATTGAAAAAGATGGAATGGTTTATATTAAAGGTGATTGTAATCTAACGGTTGATGGATCATGTAAAATTTTAGTTCTTAATGATTGTAATTTAAATGTTAAAGGTAGTCTTAATGGTCTAGTGGAAAATGATATTAATTTAACTACTAATGGATGTATGAATCTAAACGTCAAGGAAACCTTTAAAATTCGCGCAGATAATATGGTAGTAGAAACATCCAAATTCAACCATAAAAATATTGGGATGTATACTCTTTCCACAAATAGTAAAGATGAAATAGTAACGGACAAGTATGTTCTTAAATTAGGAACATTTAGTATTATGTCATCTGATGAAATGATTTTATCCTCGGACGGTAAAATCAGTGTTAAAACTGACATGCATTTACAAAATAATTTATATGTGGAAGACGAAATACATTGTCCAGATATTAGAGGAACAGTGCAAAAGGCATTATATTCTGATGGGGCAAATAAAGCATTTTCTGCCGTTGTGGCGGCTTCATTAAGTGGAGCATCCGCACCAGAAGTAGTCACTCCTAGCCCAACAGCACCAGAATTGAGCGCAGCTATAGAACCTGCGGAGGCGTTATCAACGGGACTAATAATTCCAGGCGTAAGGGCAAATGCCGCCCCACCAAGAATAGTAAAGTCATTTCCAAATACTAGATTATCAAGAATTGCTATTGAAAATGATGGTGGTGATGGCGCATCTGCTGTTAATTTATATCCTGGGTATTCCAGAGGATCACCATATATTGATCCTAATGATAATGAATATCCTGATAATATAGAGAGTGGTCGTGCAGTATCTTTCTCTGCGGGATCATCTAGTGCCCAAATTAGAAAAGTTCCCAGTGAAATACAAATATATGATAGCAAAGCATCTAATGTAATTTCTAAATATTTCACAGTTGCAGATTTGTCATCTAGAGCGGCATTCCCTCATTCCGTAAGAGAACAAAATGGATTGTCTGAATTAGATATTTGTAAAAATCTACAAGAATTAGCTATTAATGTTGCTGATAGATTAGTTGAAGAATATGGTAGAAATTCCTTTATTATTACATCAGGATTTAGACCATATAGTGGAAAAGGGAATCCATCACAACATGAATTAGGTCAGGCGGTAGATATCCAATTTAAAATTCCAGTTGATGAGTATCCAAAAAGAGCAGAAGAATTAATTAAAATTCTAGTGTTTGATCAATTATTATTAGAATATCAATCGGGCGGCACAGGAAGGCCCTGGTTTCATATTTCATATAGTAATAAAAGAATAAGAAGAGAATATGCTACATATTATAATCATAAACCAATATCTTCATTTACCAAGGTTTAATAATAATGGCATTTGTAAACGCATATCGTGCAGAACAGAAAGAAAGACGATTAACTAATAATATTCAAAGGATGGCTATGCTTCCAGAGGATAGATTAAATCAATTGGATTTAATGCTTAGTGCTAAACGAAAAGTGAGAGAATCAACGTCTCCTAAGAGTAAATTAGGAGGAATTATGAAAAGTCTTGGTGGCAATAATAATTATATGGCATCTAAGATTAATAATTGTTTATCATCAATTGACAAAACTATTGATAATAACATTATTGGTATATTAGGTGCTGCCTATGACGCTGCGGGTATTACAGATTTATTAATAATGCAGGAAGTATTAGGAAGAGATTTCTCACGATTAATGCGATCATTAGGAAATCTTCAAAATTTTGGTGATAATGCATTGTATCAATTACAGGATGCATTTGCCAGGGGAGTTCAAAATACTATTATTGATGCGGTTGCTATGGCCACTGATGTTGTTAATGATGCGATAGATGAGTTAGCAAATGAGGCTTTTGCAGCATTGTTGCCGGCTCTGGATGGGTTACAAAGTGAATTAGGAAGTATATTAGGGGAAGTTACAAGTGCTGGGGAAGCTGTATCGGCTTTAATGCAGGAAATTACGGGTGATATAAATAACTTATTAAGAACAGTTCAGGGAGAATTTAATGATCTTTCTAGAACAATTTCAAATGGATTATTTGATTATGCATCAACAAGAGGAACTACGTGCGCCTCTAGACCCGACTCACAAAATGGATTACGTTCAGCATTAAATCAGATTATATATTAATAAGGAATATAAATGGATAGACCAGTAAGACCCACCACTACGAAAGAATTATCATCTATTATATATTCTGATTTCTCTAATAATCTGGGTATACATCCTGTTACTGGAAATATTACTAGAGTGATAAATCAGGCTTCAGTTAAACAAGCATTACGTAATTTAATTTTAACTAATACCGGCGAAAGATTATATAAACCAGATATGGGTTTAGATTTAACTAAACATTTATTTGAAAACATTATTTCTGATACTGATAATTTTTTAATAAAAGATAAAATTATTAAATTAATAGAAATATATGAACCTAGAGTAGAATTATTAGATGTTCAGGTATTGACGGCAGATAGTATGGATGAAGTTAATACTGTTACAGGAGATAAATTGAATAATTATGATTTATATACTGGTGGATCATCTAATGTAGAAAATTCTATGATTATTAATATTATTTTTCGGGTTATAAATACTAATGAACAATTAAACGTAAATGTTATAGTAGAAAGAAATAGGTAATGGCAGATTTTTTAGACACAGAAAACTTAGACTTTAATACATTAAAATCATCTCTGAAAACATATCTAAAAAATCAAGATATTTTCAGAGATATTGATTATGAGGCGTCTAACATAAATGTATTACTTGATGTATTAAGTTATAATTCATACTTAAATGCATTCTATCTTAATATGGTAGGAAATGAAAATTTCATGGATAGTGCGGTATTAAAAGATACGGTAGTTTCTCATGCCAAAGAATTGAATTATATTCCCAGATCAAGAACGTCTGCCAAAGCTAATATTGGAATTACAGTAAATATTAATAATCCATCACTTAGAGAAGTAGTTATTCCAAAATATAGTATGTTTACAGCATCAGGAATAATCGCATCTAATAACAATATTACTAATTATACATTCTTAAACAGAGATAATATCATACTTCAAAGATTGAATGCCACATCATTTAGTGGGAATAGTGATATCTATGAGGGAACATACGTTAAAGAGTATTATAATGTCACTGGGGAAAATGATCAAAGATATGTATTATCAAATAAAAATGTAGATACGCAATCAATTAAAGTTACGGTTCAGGCATCTAATACAAATACAAGTAATAATATTTATACTAATGCAACATCATTATATGGATTAGATACAGATTCTACAGTATATTTCACTCAATCATATTTTGATGATAAATATGAAATTCTTTTTGGTGATGGCGTATTTGGTAAAATGCCAGTTTCTCCAAATTTAGTTACAATTGAATATATGGTAACAGCCGGAGAAGAAGCTAATGGGTGTAAATTATTCCAGTTCAAAGGTAGACAAAGATATAATTTCAATATTTCCACAATAGAAAAAGCTAATTCTGGTAGTGAACGTGAGACTATTAAATCTATTAAATTCCGTGCCCCTAGACATTTTCAAACACAGGGTAGGGCGGTAACATCAGAGGATTATAAAATATTAGTCAAAAATAATTTTAATGATATTAGTGCAGTAAACGTGTATGGTGGGGAAGAATTAGATGAACCACAATATGGTAAAGTTTTTGTTTCCGCCAGCACAACAACAGGAGAAGTTTTAAGTAATAATAGAAAAATTGAAATTTTAGAATTTCTCAAACTTCGCTCAATAATGTCTATAAATTCAGAGTTCATAGACCCTAATTATCTTAATCTTATGGTTAAGACTAAAGTAGTATATGATCCCACTTTAACAAACCTAACAGAAAATGAATTAGTAACTAATATTAGAAATGGTATAGTAACATATAATCTATCTAATTTATTAGATTTTGATAAAGATTTTAGATATAGTAAATTTATTGGTAGTATTGATGATTTAGATGCATCTTTTGTAAGTAATAGCACAGATGTTACCATGATTAAGGAGTATAATCCATTATTAGGCGTGAATTTAATATTTACGTTAGAATTCAAGAATGAAATATTAAAGGATGATATTAGCGATTCTAGATTATTAACAAATGAATTTACATTTTATTCCTCAGAATTTACTTATAACGGTCGTCCAGCATTTTTTGGTGAGGATGGTGTAGGGAAAATATTCATATATGAATATACCGAACAAGGAAGAAAAGTATTAAATTCAGATTGTGGAACTATTAATTATGATCTTGGAAAAATCAATATCAATAATGTAGTAATAGATAATTATGTTGGTTCTGCGGTAAAATTTTATGGAGTTCCTAAGAATAAAGATATTTTTGTATTAAGAAACACTATTATACGTATAGATTCAGATTTAATAGATGTTAGTATAGAAAGAGTATAATGAGAACTTTAGAACAAAATATTGATATTTTTATTGAAAACCAAATACCATCATTTTATCTTGCTGATAATAATCTATATGGTGGAAAGTTATTAGTAGAATTTATCAAGGAATATTATAGATGGCTACATTCCACAGATGAAATTGGGTATAAAACTAGAAAGTTACTTGAATATGGTGATATAGATTTAACTACAACTGATCTTCTGGAAAAATTAAAAAAGAAATATATTGCAGATTTACCGTCTGATATAATTGCAGATAAACGTCTATTAATTAAAAATGCATTAGATTTTTATAGGAATAAAGGAAATGAGAAATCATATGATATTCTTTTCCGCGCCCTATTTGATAAGGATGTAACAGTATATTTACCAGGAAGAGATATATTACGTCTCTCTGATGGAGAATGGAATGTTCCACAATATCTTGAAGTCTCATATGTTCCAGATTTACAAACATATGTGAACAGAAAAATTATAGGTATTGGTAGTGGGGCATCTGCCATAATTGAAAATTATCAACAATTAGTTGTCAATAGAAAAACTATTGAAATTTTAACTATTTCAAATGTAAATGGATTTTTTGATAGAGGGGAATATATTAGATTTGCTAATTCTACTGACATTGAAAATATCCCTAAAATATTAGGTTCTCTAACAGGGGTTAGTGTTATTGACGGTGGAGCAGAATTTTCTATTGGTGATATTCTTGATATTTCTGGTAACGGCAAATCCGGTAAAGCTAGAGTTGTAAATACGATACCCTCCGATGGTAAAGTAAATTTTAAATTAATTTCCCCAGGGTCAGGATATTCTAGAACCGCTATTCCAATAATATATCCTAGAGTTACATTAACATTATCATCAGGAAATAATAATATTTCATCTGGACAATTATTATATCAGGCAGATAATTTGGCTAATGGAATAGTGTATACTAATTCAGGCAATGAAGTCATTATTAAGGAAATTTCTAGTGGATTTACAGTTGGTAGTTCTATAAAAACAGCATTATTAATGCACATTGGGAAATTAGCTAATACTGTTAATAATATTGCAGTAGGCGATGTAATTAGTCAATATAATGGGGCAACTAAAATTGCTAATGGAATTATTGGAGCAATTGAAACCAATACTAATAACACATCTATCATAGTAATTGATACATTAGGATCATTCACCCAATCTTTCTATACTGGAACTAGAGCAAATAATATCATTATTACTGATGCTTCAAGTGTTAATTGTTATGTATATTCTATAAGTGGAGGTAGTAATACGGGTTCTGGTGTTATTACTGATATTGAAGGTGGCGGAACAGGAGCATCATTCAGAATTGGTAATATTTATGATACTGAATATGTGAGTATTAATACCAATTATGTTAGAGATATTCTTACCTATTCAGTATATTCATTTAATGGAGTAAGTGATACTAGTAATACTATTATTAATGATTTATTAAATTATGAATTAAATGAAGTTGGGAAAATTCAATATTTAGATAGTATAGTTCCTGGATCGGGATATAGTTTAAATCCATTTGTTACCCTTAATTATTATCCTATGTCATCATTACAAATAGAAGACTTAGGAGGAATTAAAGGGAATAATGCTGTAGTTACATCCACGGCAGGTATTGCTGATGGCGTTGTAACAAGTCTAGCCTTAGTTGATAGTGGATATGGTTATGAACCCGGTGAATATGTAAATATGCAGAAATCTGGTTCATCATTTAGTGTGACTGGTAGAGCATTAGTATTAAATCAGGGTAAAGCAGAGGGAGAATGGAAATCTACTAGAGGTTTCTTAAATTCTGATAAGAAAATTCAGGATAGTAGATATTATCAGGAGTATTCATATGAATTACAATCTGATATTAATTATCATAGATATAATGATGTTGTTAGAAAATTAGTTCATCCTATTGGGACTGAAATGTTCGGTAAGTTTTTATTAACCACAACATTAACTGATGATGAAAGTGAACTAATAGAAAGCACATTAGAATTGATTGGTAATGGAACAGTTACCTGTCTAACTTCAAATGTTGTGACGGGTAATAATACTGTATTTACATCATTTTTTGCTAATAATGATGTTATTAAAATTGATAGCTATGAGAGAAACATTACATATATAGCTAATAATACATATTTAGAATTAGATACAGCTATATTAAATAGTTATAGTTCAAACACTTATAGTAAAATTAGAAATTATTAGGATAAAATAATGGCAGGAAAATTAACTAAAAAACATATGATAAATAATGCTGAATTATTTGTAGATTCATTAGTATCTACAAATACTAATTATTATATGTTTGCATCAAATCATACGCCATGGGATGATGAGCAAAATCCACCATCAACTAATACTACTATTTCTACTATAGAACATACGATATATGATGAAATTATATTTGGTAAAAAGATTACTACGACGGATGTGAAGCATATGATACCAAGATATGATTGGGTTTCAAATACAGTTTATAATGCATATGATAAAGACAATGTTGATTTATACAGCAACTCATTTTTCGTTGTTACACCAGAACAAAGAGTGTATAAAATTTTAGATAATAATAATGGATTAGCTTCTACTATAAAACCAACATTAGTATCTAATGCAATTTTTAAGACGAGTGATAATTATGTCTGGAAATACATGTATACTATTGATAATAGTGATATGCTTAAATTTTCAACCAGAAATTATATTCCAGTAATTGCTAATACTATTGTTCAACAGTCTGCTATTCCTGGTGGAATAGATGTTATTAAGGTTCAATCAGGCGGATCATTATGGACGACATTTAATACTGGATTTTTACAGAGTGTTGTCAGTTCTAGTGAATTAGTAATTAGTGCAAATGCATCAGGAAATAGTAATTATTATACTAACTCTGCCATATATTTAAAGAATGGTCTAGGTGCTGGCCAGATAGAAAAAATCGTGTCATATAATGGAACCACTAAGACAGTAATATTAGAAAATGATTTGGACATTGCTTTCAATTTAGAAGTATCAAACACAAGCGGAAGTTTTCTTCTTGGTGATTTAATAACACAAGATGCATATGCATTAGAATTAACATATCTAGCTGGTGCGGCGGATGTTGGCGATACTGCCACACAGAGCGTCACTGGTGCCGTTGGAACTATTTATCGCGCCACACCTACATCTATTAGCATAAGCCTATCAGAGAGCAATTTCGTGGCTGATTTACCTATTACTTTCGGTGATAGTGGTATATTAGGAACGGGAACTATTTCTTGTAATACTTCATCTAATACAGTAACAGGCAATGGAACATTTTTCTCTACATTTTTCCCCACGGCAACTTTACCACATTATATCCAAGTTGGTGATTATTTCAGAAGAGTTGTTTCAATTCAAAGTAATACAAGTTTAACTATTTCTGGATCATCCGATGGTGGATTTGATGCAGCATTTTCAGCAAATGTATTTTATAAAGTTCCATCTGCGGCTACGGTAAGTGTAGTTGATAGTAGATTTGCATATGGCACAACTATTTTTTCTGATCTAAATAGCGTTAAAATTCTAATAGGTAATAGAAGCTCACAGTTTGTTATTGGAGAAAGTGTTAATCAGCCGGGAACATCAAGTAATGGAACAGTCGTATTTTCAAATAATTCAACATTAATTTTATCTAATATTCAGGGTCCAGGATTTCAGGCAACAAATTCAACTGTAACATTTACTGTTTCTGGATATACGTCCTCTGCTACTGCAAATGTCGTTACTGTAACCGCTAGACCTTCTATAACTGTTAATGATACTACTGGAACATTTAGACCAGGGGCAGAAATAACTACGTCTAGTGGTAGTAGTGCTAAAATAAGAAATATATCTTCATTACCAGATGAAGATACTGAATATGTAATTTCTCCTAGAGTAAATATTGACGGCGATGGTTCTGGTGCATTAGCATATTCGGTAGTTAATACCACTAATTATAGTATCCAATCAATTATAGTTATAGATCAGGGAACAGGATATACCGAGGCGAATGTTACTATTACTGCTAATTCAACATATGGTAATGGGGCTAATGTAATTTGTAGTATTGGTCCAGTTAATGGTCATGGGTATGATCCTATTATGGAATTAGGTGCCAATTATATTATGATTTCTACAGATTTTAATAATGCAGCAGATGAATCATATGATTTTCCTGGATATGGTAAATATAGAACCGTGGGATTAATTAAAAATCCCTTATTTGATGATGTTACTATATTAACTCCAACGTCAAATTCCAATTTCAAACGAGCAACATTAATAGTCAATAATGCCACTGGATCATTTTTAAATGATGAAATCATATATCAGGCAAATACAGATTCTTCTGCCAGAGTATTATTAGTAT